TCCACGGCAAATACACCAAGCCCGACGGCACCCCCGAAACCGGCAGCGTGGTGTTCATCCCCACCGTCCCGGCCCTCCAGGTCCCGGCCGCGAACACCATGGTGCCCCTCACCCACGTCGCGAAGATCCTCGACACCAACGGCGAGTTCACCACCCAGCTCCTCGCCACGAACGACCCCGACGCCACCCCCACCGGCTGGACCTGGGCAGTCGCCGAACGCCTGTCGACCCTCCAACGCGACCGCACCATCGAAGTCCCCTACACCACCGTCGGCACCCTCGAACTCGCAGACGTCGCCGACGCCACCCCGGCCCCGGCGATCGTCACCTACGCCCTCGCCTCAGCCCTCACAGCCGAAACCGCCGCGCGCGCCGCAGCCGACGCCCTCCTCATCCCCCTCACCCAGAAAGCCGCCGCGGACGGCGTCGCCACCCTCGACGGCACCACCCGCATCCCCACCGCCCAGGTGCCCAACCTCGACGCCACCAAGATCACCACCGGCGTCCTCGCCAACGCCCGCATCCCCCACATCGGCCTCATCCCCAACACCCTCGAAGCCGCCGGCACCTACTGGCCCACCCCCAGCAACGGCAACACCACCTCCGCCGCCCTGCAGAACGACCGCGCCTACGCCACCTCGGTCACCGTCGAACGCACCTGCGCCCTCACCGAGTTCGGGATCCAATTCGCCGCGGGCGCCACCGGCGGCAACATGCGCGCCGCCCTCTACGCCGCCGACCCCACCACCGGCCTCCCCGGCGCCCTCATCACCGACTACGGCCAACAACCCGCACCCAGCGGAGCCGCCTTCGTGTGGTGGACCCCCAGCACACCAGACACCCTCACCGCCGGCCTCCGCTACTACCTCGTCGTCATCCCCCAAGCCGTCACCGGCGCCTACACCGTCCGCCAACGCAACACCTGCCACCCCGAACTCGCCTTCGGCACCAGCCGCCCCGCCACCATGAACAACCCCCGCACCGCCTACTACTCCGACACCGGCTTCACCGGCGCAGCACCCAACCCCTACGGCGCCGTCGCCGACAGCATCATCGGCCCCCTCCTCGTCCTCAAGCTCACCTGAGCTCCCTCCACCCGGGGGAGGCACCATGGGCTCACCGATCCCCGGCGACAAGCGCTCAGCGATCCTCGCCGACATCGAAGCCGGCGAACTGGCCTGCCGAGCCATCGCCCGCAAACACAACGTCGCACCGAGCACCGTGACCAAGATCGCCAAAGACGCCGGCATCACCGACGCGTTCGGACGTTCGCAGACCAAAGACGCGACGGCCGCCCGGAAGACCGACTTGGCCGCTCAGCGCGCCGAGGTGTCTGCGCTGTTCCTGCAGCGGGCCCGCGAGGCGCTCCAGGAGATGACCGAACCTCACCTGGTGTTCTCGTTTGGCGGCCGCGACAACAGCTACAACGAGCAGCTCCTCGACTCGCCGCCGACCACGGACAAGCGGAACCTGATGACGATCGCCGCGATCGGTATGCAGCGCCACCTGGAGGTAGAGCGGCACGACACGGCTGCGGAGGCCGACCAGGTGGGGAGCCTGCTCGGGCAGCTGCTCGGCACGTTGCAGGCGCGGCACGGCGACGGCGGGTGATCACGTGACTCTGCGCGAGCATAGGTGCCAGGATTTCCGGGCCGAGACCCGACCCGGGTCACGCACAGTGAGATAGCGTCGGCTATGTCCGATCTGCGGCTGTCGGAGGCGCAGGAACGCTCCATCGCCCACGCCACCGCCCGCATCAACCTCTGGTCAGGCAGCGTCCGATCCGGCAAGACCGTCGCGTCGCTGCTGCGCTGGCTCATGTACGTCGCGGCCGCCCCCCGCGGCGGCCAACTCGTCGTCTCCGGCAAGACCTACGACACCGTGTCCCGCAACGTGTTCGGGCCCCTCACCGACCCGGCCATCACCGGCCCCGCAGCGAAACACATCACCTACACCCGCGGCGCCCCAACCGCGACGATCCTCGGCCGCCCCGTCGAGGTCATCACCGCGAACGACCAACGCGCCGAAGGCCGCCTACGGGGCATGACCTGCGCCGGCGCCTACGTCGACGAGGCCACCCTCCTGCCCGAGGAGTTCTGGGCCCAGCTCCTCGCCCGCCTCTCCGTCCCCGGCGCGCAGCTGTTCGCCACCACCAACCCCGACGGGCCGGCGCACTGGCTCCGGAAGAAATTCATCCTCCGCGCCGGCGCACTCGACCTGCGCAACTGGGACTTCACCCTCGACGACAACCCGTCGTTGGATCCCCGCTACGTACAGAGCCTCAAAGCGGAGTACGTGGGGCTGTGGTACCGGCGGTTCATCCTCGGCAAGTGGGTGTTGGCGCAGGGCGCCATCTACGACATGTGGGACGACACCCGGCACGTCGTCACCCGGCTGCCCCGCATCGTCCGCTGGATCAGCGTCGGCATCGACTACGGCACCGTCAACCCGTTCGCCGCCCTCCTGATCGGGATCGGTGAAGACAACCGGCTGTACGTGGTGTCGGAGTGGCGGCACGACTCGAAGGCCCGCCGCCGGCAGCTGACCGATGTGGACTACTCGCGTGAGGTCCGCGACTGGCTCGCCCAAACGCCACGCCCGCACGAGATCGGCGCGCCCGGCGTGTGGCCGGAGTACCTGTGCGTCGACCCCAGCGCGGCCAGCTTCATCGCGCAGCTGTTCCGCGACGGCGTCAACCCGACCGGGGCGAACAACTCGGTGCTCGACGGGATCCGCACCGTGTCGTCGCTGCTCGGCGCCGACCGCCTCAAGGTCCACGCCTCCTGCACCGGCCTGATCGACGAGATCCCCGGCTACTCGTGGGACGACAAGGCCGCCGAGGAAGGCGAAGACAAGCCGCTCAAGACCGACGACCACTCGTGCGACGGGCTCCGCTACGGCGTGAAGACACCCGAGGCGCTGTGGCGCCCCTACACGGACCTACCCCTACCGGAGGCAGCATGACCCCCACCATCGGCCGCATCGTCCACTACACGCTCAGCGAGTACGACGCGACGAGCATCGAACAGATGCCTGGCCGCCCGAACCGCAACCCCGTAGCGGCCGGGCAGACCTACCCTGCGGTGATCGTCCGTATCTTCGGCGACAACCCGGGCAGCCACGTCAACCTGCAGGTGTTCCTCGACGGTGACTGCTCGTACTGGGCGACGTCGCGGAAGGAAGGCACCGAGCCCGGCACCTGGGCCTGGCCGGCGCGCATCTGATGCGGATTCCCACCATCGACGACACCGTCCACTACACCTCGTACGGCACACCCGGCGGCGAGTACACGCAGGAGTGCCGGGCCGCGACCGTCACCGAGGTCAGCGCCAGCGACCCCGACCTGGTTGGCCTGGCGGTCCTGAACCCCACCGGACTGTTCTTCCACCCCCTCGCCACTGGCGGCTGCCGCCACAGCGACGACCCCGCCGCCGGCGGCACCTGGCACTGGCCAGAACACATACCCGCCGAACGCGACGACCGGACACCCCTCGACCAGGTCCATATCCGGCTCGTCCCGCATTTCGACCCGGACACCCTGCCGGCCCTCGTCGAAGAGCTGACCCGGCGGGTCCTCGCCCGCGTCGAGGAACGCCGTAACGCCGAGGTGCCCGAGTGAAGTACCGGAAGAAGCCCGTCGAGGTCGAGGCCATCCAGTGGACCGGCGGCAACATCCAGCAGATCTGGGACTGGGGCGGCGTATCAGGGATCTACGGCCCTACGGAGGAGAACCCCGATCAGCTCATCCTGACCACGATCCACGGCGAGCCGGCCACCGCCCGGATCGGCGACTGGGTGATCGCGGAGCCGGTCCCTGGCCGCTTCTACCCCTGCAAGCCGGACGTCTTCGCTGTGACGTACGAACCGGTGCCCTGATGCCCGGCGGTGCTGACTGGCCAGCCAAGGCGCCCTGCGGCGTGTGGGCTGCCCTTGCGCTCGCACTGCTCGCTGCCGGCATCGGCCTTGCCGCCCTCCTGATCGGGAGCTGAGCCGTTGCCCGTTCTCAACCTCACCCCGCACCCGATCCGGATCTACCCGCTGGACACCCCGGCGCGCATCAACCCCGACCTCTGGACCCCGACCCTGGTCATCGGAACATCCGGGATGGTCGCCCGGATCGGCGAGATCGACCTCGGCACACAGCACCTGCGGGGCTGCCCGGTGCCGGTCGAGTACATCGAGTACCGGCACGCCAACGGCCTCCCGCCCGGCCCGAAGCGGGACACCCCTGAGTGGGAACACCCAGCCAACTGGTACGTCGTGTCGCTGGCTCTCGCGCTCGCGTCCGAGCGTCATGACCTGCTCGTGCCGTACAGCGAGGTCCGCAACCTCGAAGGCACCGTCGTCGGCTGTCGGCTGCTCGCCCGCCCCGTCTGACCGCCGAGGGGAGACGCCCCGATGCCGCTCCCCGACGGAGGCACACCCTGGCCGCCACCCGAGCACCGCGACGCCTACGACCGATACCGCGTCCACGCCGCCTGGTACTCCGGCGACCCCGACAACCTCGCCGACGTCTACCGCGGCATCAACTGGCTCGGCGACAGCACCGACCGCAACCGCCTACTCAACCGGCCCTCGCAATACCGCGGCGGCATCATCGGCCGCCTCTCCCGCTGGTTCTGGGGCGCCCCAGTGCCCGCGGGCGAACGCCGAACCAAGCTCCACGTCCCCGTCGCCGCCGACATCGCCCGCGCCTCCGCGACCCAACTGTTCAGCGAACCACCCACCTTCGGCTTCGCGGAGGGCCCCAAAAGCAAGATCGCGGTCCGGTTCGACACGATCGCCACCGGATCCAAGCTCCACGCGTCGCTGCTGTCCGCGGCCGAGGTCGACGCCGGCCTGGGCGACGTGTACCTGCGGATCGTGTGGGACACCGACCTGCGCGACTACCCGTGGCTCGACGTCGTACACGCCGACGCCGCCATCCCCGAATGGCGCTGGGGTGTCCTCCGCGCCGTCACCTTCCACCGGGTCCTGCAGGCCGACGACCGCACCGTCGTGCGGTGGCTCGAACGCCACGAGCCGGGCAGCCTCGAACACGCCGTGTACAAGGGCACCGCCGAGAACCTCGGCCAGCCCGACAGCCTCGAAGCCTACGAGGCGACCCGCGGCCTCGACGCCCAGTTCGCGACCGGCACCAACCGGCTCACCGCCGTGCACATCCCCAACGTCCTGCCGAACAGGCAGGACCGCGGCTCCTGCCTCGGCCGCAGCGACTACGCCGGCGTCGAGGGCAACATGGACGCCCTCGACGAGACCTACACCTCGTGGATGCGCGACGTCCGGCTCGGCAAGGCCCGCATCCTCGCCCCCGACTCCATGCTGCGGGCGCTCGGCCCCGGCCAAGGCGCGGTGTTCGAGGACCGGGAGCTGTACCAGGGCCTGAACGCGCTGGTGAACCCCGACAAGCCCGGCGGAGGCATCGAACAGGTCCAGTTCGCGATCCGCTGGCAGGAACACCGCGAGACGATGGCGGAGCACCTGCAGATCATCCTCCGGTCCGCCGGCTACAGCTTGCAGACGTTCGGCGGGAAGGGCGATATCGCGGTCACCGCGACCGAGGTCAACGCCCGCGAGGGCCTGACCGCGGAGACCCGCGGCATGAAGCAGCTGCACTGGAAAGCGGGGCTCGCCGAGATCAGCGAGACCCTCCTCGCCGTCGACGCCACCCTGTTCTCATCCGGGGTGACGCCCGAGTCCCCAGACGTCACGTTCGGCGACAGCGTGCAGGAAGACCCCAAGGTGCTGGCCGAGACCGCGGACCTGCTCCACCGCGCCGAGGCCGCCTCGACCGACACGCTGGTGCGGATGGTCCACCCCGACTGGGACGACGACAAGGTCACGGCCGAGGTCGCCCGGATCCGCAACGAAACCTCGACGGCGGTGCCGAACCCCGACGAGTTCGGCCCCGGCCAGCCGAACGGCCAGGACCCGGACACGCCCGAAAGCGACACCGGGGGTCAGCCGAACGGGTGAGGTGAGGCGGCATGCCCGTTGACCGGACCCTCGCCGCCGACCTCACCAACACCCTCGTCGAGCTGTACCGCGACCTCGAAACCCGGCTCGCCGCGGACACCGCCCGCATGCTGGCCGCGGACATCGAACGCCCCGACTGGGCTGACCGGAAACTCAGCGCTGTCGGGAAGCTCCGCCGCAACGCCGAACGACTCGTCGCCCAGCTCGAGGGCGACATGGGTGACCAGGTCGCGCAGGCCATCGTCCTCGCGTACGTGCGGGGCGGGCAGGCCGCCCTCGACGAGATCGCCCGCCTTCAGCTGACGAGGCTGGAGCGGCTCGCCCTGAACAACCAGGTCGAGTCGATGGCCAGGTTGGCGCGCCTCGCCGGGAAGAAGGCCGCGGCGATCGCCCGCGAACTGGCCGAGATCCGCGACGCCCTGCCCGGCGTGGAGGCCATACAGCGGCTCATCTTCGCCCTGGTGTCGCTGCTGCGGGGCACGCACCTGCGGATCCTCCGCTGGGACCTCGACGCCTACCGCGACGTCGTAGCCCGCGCCTCCGTCGATGTGCTCGCCGGCACCCACACCCGCCTCCGCGCGGCGCAGGTCGCCTGGGAGAAGCTCCTCGCCCAGGGCATCACCGGTTTCGTCGACAAGTCCGGCCGACGGTGGCAGCTCACCTCCTATGTGGAGATGGCGACTCGCACCACGGTGGCGCAGGCTGCGGTGCAGGGCCACCTCGACCGGATCGGCGCCATGGGTGAGGACCTGGTGATCGTCTCTGACGCCCCCGGTGAGTGCATCCGCTGTAGGCCCTGGGAGGGGAAGGTCCTCTCGATCACCGGCGGCGGGGCCCG